ACACGACGCTCTTCCGATCTCATTAATTTTGACGCGCGACGAATTCTCGCACGAAAGGGGGTTATTATGGCAAGAGCTAAAAAGAAGCCCAGTTTTGCCAAACAATTAGAAAAAATTGTCAATGAGATCCCCGAGGAACAGCGGGTTTTCGGGGAGAAGTTGGCGGCAGAAATTGAATGGATGGCCGGCACACTGACCGAACTGAAAAACATTGTAGACGAGCAGGGCGCCGTGATCACGACGACCAACGGGAACGGGTTCGAAGTTATGACGGAAAACCCCGCCCAAAAAAGTTATAACACGATGATAAAAAATTATACTGCTGCAATTAAGCAGCTGACGGGATTTCTTCCGGAATCCGCCGAAGTTCCGGAGCTTGACGAATTCCAAAAGCTGACGGGGCTAAAGTGATTGAAATTGAAAAATATTTTTCGGCGGTCCTGGATAATAAAATTCCGGCGTGCGAAAAACTGAAGCAGGCGGCGGACAAGATTCTTCAGGACTACGCACAACCCGGGCGGTTCCATTTCGACCCGGAACTGGCAAACCGTCATATTATTTTTATAGAATCAGTTTGCAAACGACCATCCGGCCGGCTGGGTATGCCGCTAGAGTTGGAACTATTCCAGAAGGCACGCCTGCAGGCGCTATTCGGATTTGTCGACGACAACGACAAGAGAAAATACAACGAATGTTTAATTATTGAGGGGCGAAAAAATGGAAAGACGACGGAGTGCGCTGCCGTCGAGCTGGCGATGCTATGCAACGACCGGGAAGGCGCCCCGCAAGTCTACAACGTGGCCACCGCGAAGGACCAGGCAAACCTAGGGTTTACGGCGGCGCTAAAAATGCGGGAAATGAGCCCGCTGCTAAGGAAGCACACAAGGAAAAGAACAAGTGATATATATCAGCCGTCGAATATGGGCACAATTCGGGCGCTGGCATCCAACACCAACACACTGGACGGCCTGGACGTACACTGCGCCATTATCGATGAGCTGGCAGCCATCAAGAACCGTGACTTGTATGACCTAGTAAAGCAAGGCACAACGGCGCGGGAGCAGCCGTTAATTTTCTGCATCACGACAAACGGATTTGTTCGAAATGGCATTTTTGATGCTCAATATGAATATGCTGCCGGGGTGCTTTCGGGCGCTATTGTGGACGATAGTTTCCTGCCACTCATTTATGAGCTGGACCACCTGAAAGAATGGACGGATCCAGAAAAGTGGATGAAGGCAAATCCGGGATTAGGTACAATAAAGAGTTTTGAAAAACTGAAAGCAAATGTTGAAAAAGCAAAAGTGGACGCAACTTTTAAACCGACCGTTCTGGTGAAGGATTTTGATTTGAAGCAAAACAGCGCATCGGGCTGGCTAACCTATGAGGAGCTGAACAATGAAGAATCATTCGAAATCAAATTTAAATATGGGATTGGGGCATTCGATGCGGCAGACACGACGGACTTGAATGCAGCCAAAGTGCTGTTTAAACGTCCGGACGATCCGAAACTATACGTGCGTTCGATGTACTGGATCCCGGAAGAGGTGCTGGAGCAGAACAACGGCAGCCGCCGGGAACGGGATAATGCACCATATAGACTATGGGTCGAAAAGGGCTACATGAGAACCTGCCCGGGAAATAAGTGCGATAAGCGCATTTTTCTGGAATGGTTCGAAGAATTGCGGGAGCAAGAAGGGATTTACATTCCTTTTATCGGCTACGACCCGTGGCACATCGGCGACGCTGACCTTCGGGAGTACAAGGGAACGTTCGGGCCCCGGTCCATGATGCCGGTGCGACAGGGCGTTTATACGTTATCGGAACCCATGAAGCAGCTGGCGGCAGAATTTAAGGCCCATCGGGTTATCTACAACAACAACCCAATTGACAAATGGTGCCTGCTTAATACGTCGGTCAAAACGGACATCAACGGCAACATCCAGCCGGTAAAAGGCAGCGACCAACGGAACAGAATTGACGGAACGGCCGCACTATTAGATGGCTTTGTGGTTCTACAAAATGTGGCCGACAAATACATCGGACTAAATTCAGGAGTGAAGTAAATGGGATTATTTGACAACATCCGGAAGAAAACGAAAATTGAAAAGCAAGTTAAAAATTACTTTGAACTCATGAACGCATACCGCCCAGCCTTCACGTCTTTCGAGGGCGGCGTGTATGAAATGGAGTTAACAAGGGCGGCGATCCACTGCATCGCAACCCATTGCAGCAAATTAAAACCTGAGGTAACCGGGAAGGGGAACGAGACATTTGCCCGCCGAATCCAGCAGGCACCGAACCCGCACATGGTAGCATCTCAATATCTTTACAAGCTGGCAACCACGCTGATGGTGGAGAACAGCGCCTTCATTATTCCGCTGTATGCTGATGATATGAAGACGGTGACTGGATTCTATCCGGTTAACCCAAGAAACGTGGAATTGATAGAGTACAACGGGCGGGAATATTTCCGTTTCCGGTTCCCGGCAGGTGTGGCAGCCGTTGAACGTGAAAAGGTTGGCGTGCTGAATCAGTATTTATATAATTCGGACTTTTTCGGAGAAGATAACCGGGTGCTGCAGCCTACCATGGAGCTTATTAACACCAATAACCAAGGAATCGTGGAGGGCGTGCAAAACAGCGCATTCATTCGATTCATCGCAAAACTGGCCATGACGCTGAACGGCGACGACATCGAAAAGGAACGACGGCGCCTGACAGAATCGAACCTATCCAGCGCCAACAATGGCGGCGTGATGATGATCGACCAAAAATATGAGAGTATGCAGCAGGTGCAATCCCAGCAGTTCACAATCAACGCCGAACAGATGGCGCAAATTAAAGAAAACGTGTTTTCCTATTTCGGCGTTAATGAGGCAATTTTGCAAAATCGGTTTACGTCCGACCAATGGGCGGCATTCTATGAGGGGAAGATTGAGCCTTTCGCACTGCAGGCGTCGTTGGTGCACACGCAGATGGCATTCAGTGACACGGCGCAGGCGTACGGCAATCAAATCATTTTCACGTCGAACCGCCTTGAATACCTATCCCCAACGGAAAAATTGAACACTGTAACGCAATTATTCGACCGGGGATTTATAACGACAAATCAAGGATTAGAAATCTACAACATGGCGCCGGTAGAAGGCGGCGACAAACGATACATACGGAAAGAATACGCGGAAGCGCAAGAAATCGGGAAAACAGACGACAACACGAAAAAAGGAGGAAAAGGAAATGCCGGTGAAGAAGGAACGACAGTACAGGACGGCGCAGCCACTACAGACTAGAGCAGATGAACAGGACGGGACAACCGTGGAAGGCTATGCGGCCACTTTCGGCCCATATCTTTTTTTTGAGGACGAAGACGGCCCCGTCTATGAATCTTTTTCAGCTGCTGCCTTTGATGGCTGTGACATGTCGGACGTTATTATGCAGTACGATCACAATGGCCGCGTGTTCGCCAGACAATCCAATGGCACGTTAAATTTAGAAATCGACGACCATGGCCTGAAAGTGATTGCAGACCTTGGAAGCACGGAAGGCAGCCGGGGACTGCTGGAAGACATCCGGGCCGGATTAATCACGAAAATGAGCTGGGGCTTCATCCCTAAGGATGGCCCAACGTACAACACGGAGACCCGGACAATAGAATGGGGCCCGGGAAGTATCCGGAAGGTTTTTGATGTTTCCGCCGTATCGATTCCGGCCAACGATGGCACCGAAATCGCGGCGAGAAAATACATGGATGGAGTAATCCAGAAGGCGGAGGAGGTTCGCGAAAAAGAAGAGAGAGCACAGAGGAGAGCTGAGCTCCATCGGAAAATTTTAAAAATTAAACTGGAAGAAATCAGAGAGGAGATAATTTAATGAATCTTGAAGAGCTGAGGAAAAGATTAAAAGAAATCAATGCGGAACTTGACAATTTGCTGGAGCAGCTGGACGGAGACGACGGCGAAGGCGGCGACGACGGCGAAAGAATGACCGCCGAAGAAATCGAAGCCAGAAGCAACGAACTGGCAGAGGAAGCCAGAAACATCCTGGCGAAAATCCGAATTGAAGAGAGAAAAATTAATTTAAAAAATGCGGCCACATTCGGAACCCCGATTTTTAGCCCGCAGAATAATAGCGACCAGCAGAAAGGAAAAAACAAGAATATGACGAGAGCAGAAATGATTGCGTCCGAAGAGTACAGATCCGCATTCTATGCCAATCTGAGAGGTGAAGCGACTGAGGAGCAGAGAAGCACCCTCTTGACTGCCGGAACCGATGCCATCGCAATTCCGAAGGCACTGGACGACAAAATCTGGGACAACATCTACACCGACCACCCTATTTTGGGCGATATCGACATCAAGCGCACCGGCGTGATCCTGGAAGTAACAAAGCACACCAAAGTAAAAGCCGGAAAAGCCGGAAAGGTGGAAGAGGGAACAGCCGCAACCTTGGAGGACAATGAATTCGTAAAGGTGACCCTTGTGGGCCAGGACTACGCGAAGACCGTAGAACTGAGCTACGCGGCCGCAAAAATGAGCCAGGGCGCCCTGGAGGATTACCTGGCGACCGAGGTGGCCAACTCCATGGGCGAGGCGCTGGCAACCGACATTTTCGCAAAGATTAAAACCGACCTGGGCGCCGCTGCCGTTACCGTGGCCAAGGGAAAAAACCTGACCTTTGCGGATTTCTGTAAGGCGGTTGGATCCGTGCAGCGCGGAACAAATCTGAAAGTTTATGCAAGCAGAGCGAAGAAATTTGAGCAGATTGTGGGAATGGTAGACACTGCCGGCCAGCCGGTATTCCGTGACGGCTGCACACTGGGCTACGATGTCAAGGAAGATTCTGCCGCCGGGGACGATATTTTTATTGTTGACACATCAAAATTTGTATTGAACATGGTGCAGGATATTATGATTGAGAACGACCGGGATATTAAGACCCACAAAATTATTATTTCCGGCTACGCACGGGCGGAAGGCTGCATGCGTGATGCCGGCGCAGGTGCCTATGTAACTTTTGCCGCGGTTTAATCTTTTCAGGCGGGGAGCAATCCCCGCCGATTAACTAGGAGGCGAAAAAATGACAGAAATTGAAAGAATCCGGGCGGCCTTAAGAATCAGCCACACGGATGCCGATGAAGAAATCACGCAAACAATAGCAGCGGCCAAAGCAGACATGGAAGCGGTAGGCATCCGGCAGCAGCCGGAAATGGATCCGCTAGTCATGTTTTGTGTGGAGCTGTTTTGTAAATCTGCTTTTGATTTCGGCGGCGATAAAGACTGGTATCAAAAACGCTACAGAATGCTACGGGATAACATGGCAACCATGCAAAAGTACCAGGAAGGGGGCGTTTCCGGTGTATGATACTCGAATCAAGCTGATACGCCGGACGGAATCCGGCCGGGACAAGTATGGGAACATCATCCACACCGAGGAAGAAAAAGAACGATGGGCAGAGGTGAAGAGCGTGAGCCGGGCGGAGTATTACCAAGCGGCCACCACCGGAATGCAGCCAACTATGGTTATAGTGCTTTCCGATCGGCGGGACTACGAAGGCCAATCCCATGTGGTTATTAACGGCGTGGAATATGTCGTCGTTCGGACATACGTGAAAGGCGAAACGATTGAAATCACATTGACGGAGCGTGAAAAAAATGAGTGACGTGGTTGAGGTGGAAGGATTGAGCGCCGTAATAGGCGAAATCCTGGACGAGTATTCGGAGGAAGTACAAGAGAAGACGGCAGAGGCATCGAAGAAGGCGGCCGCGTATACCATAAGAATGCTAAAAGCAACGTCGCCGAAAGATTCCGGAGAGTATGCCGGCGGCTGGAAGCAGAAAAGCTACCGCGGAGGATTCCGGCTGGTGTACAACGACAAAAAGCCGCAGCTTACGTATCTTCTGAACAATGGCCACACTATCCGGAATGGCGTGGGGACCTATGGCTATTATCAAGGTGACGGCCACATCACAAAAGCGGAAGCGGCAGGAAACGCCAAATTCGTGGAGGAGGTGAAAAAACTACTTTGACATTTTATGAAAAAATGGTTTTGAAGGATTTAAAAATTCCGCTTGCGTTTGGGAACGCGGAAGACGGCTGGGCGCCGCCTTTTTTGGTTTACCGCGGATCCGGGGCGGAATCCTTCTCCGCTGATGATTCGGACTACTACACGCGGCCCGGGTACGAACTACAGTACTACTTTGTGAAGAAGGACGAAGAAGAGGAACAGCGAATTGAGCGCATCCTTCTGGACGCGGGCTACAGGTTCCAAAAGTCTGAGGACAATTACATCCAGGAAAGTAACATGTGGGTTATATATTACGAAGTAAACTAGGAGGTTAATAATGGCAGGCAATAAAGTAACATTTGGACTTTCAAATGTGCACATTGGAGAGTATAAAGTCGGGACGGATGGAGCGGCAACACTGGGCACGCCGATGGCGCTGCCGGGCGCGGTGTCGCTTTCTCTCGATCCGGAAACATTAGAAATTGAGTTTTACGCGGATAACGTTAAATACTACGCCCAGAACGGAGACAACGGATTCAGCGGATCCCTGGAGGTGGCAATGTTTACCAAGGAGATCAAGCTGGCATTGATGGGCTACGCCGAAACTGCTGATGGCGGGATCGTGAACATTAAGGGAATGAATAAACCAGCGGTTTATATTGCATTCGAAGCAAAAGGCGACGCACAGAACAGCCGCGGCCTGTTGCTGAATGTGTCCATGGGACCGATTAAGCACGAGCACAAAACCAACGAGGACAAGGTGGACGTTGAGACCGATTCCGTTGATATTACGGTAACCGGTGACAACAGCACCGGCATGACGCTGGTAGAATACCCGCCGGAAGCAACCGGGTACACTACACTATTTACCGCGCCGAAAATGCCAACGCTTAAACCAGGCGAGCGAAGTGCAAGCACAGGGAAAGCAACAGTTTAATTTTTAGGCGGGGATTGCTCCCCGCCGCTTGTTTTATTGGGAGAATAAAAATGATAAAAGAAATTAACATTTCAGAGAATCAGAAAATCAAATTAAATGCAAGCCTGGGCTGGGTATTAAGATACCGGGCACAGTTCGGCCACGACATTTTGCCGGACCTGCTGCCGATGATAGAATCCGGGCTCGTTCTGGTGGGCGGCGCTATGGACGAATCCGGGGAACTGGAATGGCGCAAGTTGCTTGATTCCGACACCGTTTCAAGTGCCATGATTTCATTTGCCGGCGCCGAATTCACAACGGCACTAAACATCATCTGGGCAATGGCGAAAAATGCGGATGAATCTATTCCGGCGCCGTTCGAATGGGCAAACCAATTTGAAAATTTCCCGCTGGATAAAATTGTCCCGGAGGTGCTTGACGCCGTAATTAATACAGTGGTTTCCGAAAAAAACCGGAAGAGGCTGGGGGCGCTGAAAAAGAAGATCCAGCCGGAAGCATCGACACAAACTGCATCATTATCGGTGCTATCAGCAGAGGCCTAACCCTTGAAGCGGTGGAAAAAATGACACTGGGGCAGGTGGTTGATTTTTGTATCGATTATAACAAGCAGCACCAAAGCGCCGAAACGGAAAAAACGGAGCCAAAAGCAAGAGAAGCCACGCAGGCTGATTGGAACGCATTTTTTGGCAGATAAGAAGAAAAAAGCGAGCCGTTTAAATGCCCTGCAAGGGGCACGAAATAAGGCTTTCGAGCATTTACACCTTTGAAAATTTGAACGCGAGAGAGGGGCGAACAGAATGGCCGGCACGGTAAAAGGAATCACAATCAAGTTTGACGGAGACACCACGGGCCTAAACAGGGCCCTGGGGCAAATTAACAAGGCAACAAGGGGAACGCAGGCATCGCTACGAGACGTAAACAGGGCGTTAAAACTGGACCCGACTAATATTAATCTGATTACCCAGAAACAAACGCTATTAAGGCAGAGGGTTGACGGAGCAAAGCAGAAGTTGGAGCAGCTGAAAGACGTTCAAAACCAACTTGACGCGAAAGGCGTAGACAAGACGTCAAAAGAATACTTGGAAGTTTCCCGAAAAATTGAACAAGCGAAGCAGGAAGTGCAGCAGTTTCAGAAAGAACTCAATGCGCTGAAATCTCCAAAGCTGGAACAGATTGGGCAAAAGTTTAATCAGGCCGGCGAAAAAATGACGGCAGCGGGCCGGAAAATCGCACCGGTATCCGCGGCAGTTGCCGGAGTTGGTGCCGTGTCCGTGCATACTACGGCACAATTTGACAGCAGCATGTCCAGGGTTTCCGCCGTGGCCGGTGCCACCGGAAAGGATTTCGAAGCCTTACGAAATAAGGCCATCGAAATGGGGAACAAAACGAAGTTTTCCGCATCCGAATCGGCGGACGCCATGAACTACATGGCCATGGCCGGCTGGAAAACCGACGACATGCTTTCCGGAATTAAAGGCGTTATGGATTTGGCGGCGGCATCCGGGGAGGATTTGGCCACCACGTCCGACATTGTGACGGATGCCTTAACCGCGTTCGGATTATCCGCAAAGGATAGCGGACACTTTGCGGACGTTTTGGCCACCGCATCCGCGAACAGCAACACCAACGTCCAAATGCTGGGCGAATCGTTTAAATATACGGCACCGGTTGCGGGATCCCTGGGCTATTCAGTGGAGGACACCACGGAGGCTCTGGGATTGATGGCAAACCAGGGCATTAAGAGCACACAGGCCGGAACATCTCTCCGGACAATCATGCAGGGACTTTCGAAGGATTTCACCGTTTCCGGGAAGAGCATCGGGAACGTACGAATCCAGACAACCAACGCGGACGGATCCATGCGGAGCCTGAAAGACATCCTGGGGGATACCCGGGACGCATTTTCTGGGCTTTCGGAATCTGAAAAGGTTTCGGCAGCAAAAACGTTAGTTGGAAAAAATGCAATGTCCGGCTTTCTGGCGCTCATGAATTCCAGCGACAAAGACATCGGGAAATTAGAGGGTGCATTGGGCAGCGCAGACGGAGCCGCCGGAAAGATGGCGGCCACCATGCAGGACAATTTGAGCGGCGCCGTCACGTCGCTGAAATCTAAGGCGGAAACGTTGGCCATTCGAATCGGCGACAATTTAACACCCTACGTTAAAGCGGCCGCCGAATGGCTTGGCCGTCTGGCGGACAAGTTTTCGAATATGAGCCCGGCAGCACAGAAGGCCGTCACGGGCGTGGGCGTGTTCGTGGCTGCACTTGGCCCGGCGCTATTAATCGGCGGGAAGATTGCCGGAACCATCGGAAAGTCCATTAGTGGATTTCAGAAACTTTCCGGGGCAATTACCGACCTGGGAGGACTGGGAACAATTGCTTCCGGAATCGGCACGAAGGTTTCCGGCGCATTATCCGTGATGATCGGCCCGGTGGGCTTGGTTGTTGCGGCAATCGGCGCGGTTGTTGCGGCGTTTGTCTATTTGTATAACAATAACAAACAATTCAAAGAAAAAATTAATCAGATCTGGAGCCAGATAAAACTATCCGTGCAGCAGTTTGTCAACGCGGTGAAGGCAGAGCTGGCACCATTTGCCGGCGAATTCAAAGCGGTTTGCAACACGATCAAAACCGTATGGCGGGCAGTTGCCGGGATTTTGGCGCCGGTATTTATAACCGCTTTCGGGATCGTAAAAACGGCCGTGCAATCGGCGTTAAATATTATACTGGGAATCATCAAGGTATTTTCCGGATTAATCCGGGGAGACTGGAGCACGGTGTGGAGCGGAATAAAACGAATCACAAAGGGCGCATGGTCCGGCATTAAGACGGCCATTTCGGCACCGCTGAAATTAATCCGTTCGTTAGTATTTTCTATTTTGAACGCGATAAAGTCTAAAATGATTAGTTCATGGAACAGTGTAAAAAGTAGAACGGCCACAGCGTGGAACTCAATCAAAGAAAAAATCACGGGTCCATTTACACGGGCCCGCGACAAGATTAAAGGAATCGTGGATAAAATCAAAAGTTGGTTCCCGATTTCCATTGGAAAGATTTTCAAAAATATTAAGCTGCCGAGCTTTTCACTTTCCGAAGGAAGTAAAACATATAAAAAGCTGGGTAGTATCAGCTACCCGAAAAGTATGGGCGTAAGCTGGCACCGGAAGGGCGGCATTTTCGACCGGCCAACACTGCTGGCAGGTGGCGCCCATGGAGTCGGGGAAGCCGGAGCGGAAGCAGTTGTTCCACTGGCCACACTATGGGACCAGCTTGGGCAGAAAATGAATCAGATGGGCGATAACATCACCAACGGAATTATTACAGCGCTGGCCATTCAGGGCGGCAATTCCGGGCAGCCGATTGTGATCCAAAATTTCCTTTACCCGTCTGGGCCAAAACTGGGCGAGACCATTGTGGACTTATATGACACATATAAACACCGGTTAGGATAGGGGGCAAAAATGGAAGTTTACAATAAAATCAAAATCGCAGGACTGGACGTTTTCCGGCCGAAAGATATGACCGTTGAAAAAACGGCTATCATCCAAGCGGAATACACCACCTGCACCGGGAAGGTTTGCGGGGATGTTATCGGAACGAAATATTCCGACGATATGGAGCTATCGTGGGACTACTTAACAGACGAAATGGTGCGGAAACTATCCGGAATGGTCGGAAAAGAGACCACCATGGAATTTACCGACGCAACCGGCACCCGGCAAACTGCTGAAATTCTGATTTCAGGATTCAAGGGAACGCCCACGAGGGTGACACGTCCGGACGGCACGGCCGTCTTCACCGACCTGGCCTGCAGCGTGCGCATGATTGGAGCAGCACAATGAGCAGAATTGACGACGAAAACAAAAAACAGTTCCGGAAGCCGATGAAGATTCTGGCAGGCATCAACGGCAGGGACACCAGGGTGGAAATGACGGCCACGCCGTCCGGCGACGGGCTGGCGGTGTATGACACCATAACAACGGAATACCCACACAGGATGGTGGCAGACTTTTCCGGCGGCGGGGTCCCGCTGAATGGAAGCCGGAAGACCGTGCCGAAATCCGGGGAGCCGGTGAGCGATGCCACCGGAAAAACCGGATTGCAGACACATGTGGGCGCGGGGCAGAGTGTAACAATTAATTGGGCGCTGAACAAGCAAATCGAAATAGCATCCATTACACTGGTTTTTGATCCGGAATCTTCCGGGACGATAACGGCCAGCACGATGGGCTACTCTATGCCGATCGCGCCCCGCGTGGTTATTCCGGCCGGGGCAAAGTCCGGCACGGTGACAATAACAAATGATTCCGATTCCAAACGGGCGATTCTGTACGATATGGCGCCCGGCATAAGTTTGGATTTTACCGAGGCGGATATTGTGAAGGCGTCCCTGGCGCTACGGGCGGACCTATCGGTGGACACGCAAGCAATCCCAACGTCAGAGATTGAATTACAGGTTTACTGGACGCAAGACATCAGTCAATCAATATCCAATATCAGCGACAACGCAAGTATTTATTATCAGTCCGGATATCCGGGGGACATGTCGGAGACCCGCCATTTCTATTTGTCGGAACCGGCGACGATGGCGGACGGCTTAATCACAATCAAAGGAGAAGACGCCGCCCGGCACTTGGCCGAAAAAAAGATTTCTGCCCAAGTTATCAATACCAGAACCGGGAACGGATACCAGAAGGCGTGGAGCCTGCTGGAGAATACTATCCGGGGCGGAATTGGCGGCGCTACATTATCCAGCGACGGCGCCCCGACCGGAAAGAATACCGGAACAGAATCCAGCATCCTAATTCCGGAAACCGATGCCCGGACACTGGCGGCGGACTTGATCCACGTGGGAACGGTTCCGGGTGAATACTGGCCGGCGTTCATTGATGCGGGAATCCCGCGCCTAACATGGCGGCAGCCGGCGGCGAAATGGGACATCTATGAAGAGGACTGCGGGGAAGTGACCCGGAGCGTGGACCGGAACCTTGCGGCCATCAAGTCCGGAAACAGCGACTACCTACTGGGGTGTGCCGCCGTAAGGTCCAACACATGGACAAAACTGGACGAAAGAAAAACGGCAGAGGCCGGGAAGCGGTATAACATTAATCCGTCCGGCGGACCTTATTGGGCCTATACCGTGAGCAACGCGAAAAACCTAATCTGGGCGCCGGAGCGCCTAAGCTATCAGGCGAAGAAAAAGGCCGGGAAGAAATACGCCTATTACTACCGAAAGAAGAAAAAAGGGAAGCTGTATAAATGCAGCTATAAAACCTATAAAAAGAAAAAATCTAACATGCGGAAGAAAAAAACCGTGTACGTTAATCCGTGCATAGCTAAAGGCAAGAAGCTGAGCGTGTCGGGCGGTTCCACGACCATCACGGCGCCAACAGGCCGCCCGGGCTACACACTAGAACTGCAGCCGCTGGAGGTAAAAGGCAATATCAAGGCGGGCGCTGCTGTTATCTATCCGCGGCACGGCCGGCGGTTCGAAATTTCGAACATCACCGGCCAATTTACGTGGAAGGGCGACCCACGCATGCAGCCCCGGGACGTGGTGCGGCTTCACCACACCGAAAAAAACAAACATCTAAACGACGCCGGGGCAGATTATGAAGTTGTACAGATTTCAGATATTGAATTGACGCACGAGGCCGGAGGCACGCAGGCGAAAATTGCATACCGAAAGGGGGTATAAATGGATATCCGAACAGACTGGCAGGAATCCGACCTGCTGACGGTGGAAGACATGAATCGGATCGCCGGCAATCTGGCCACACTATCCGGAAGCACTGCCGGCGCCCTGGGGAAAACCTGGACGGCGGATAGCTACCTGACGTCGGAGGATTGGGACACCATCACCGGAACGGCAGACAGGTTGGCGGCCATGTGGGGCGTGGCCATCATCGGCGTATCTACGGTTGACGGTTCCATAATTGCCGAACAAGTTAGATATATTGAACAGGTTTGTGAGGAAGTGAACAAAAAACAAATCATTATGATGAACAATAAAAAATACCAGAAACACGCCGGAACGGGCTACACCGGATCCGGCTACCATCTGAGATAGGAGGCAAACAATGGGCTTTGTGGATAGATCTAGCCAGTACCCGAACCGGGTGACAATGACACCGGTGGACGGGCAGGCGAACACGTACGACATGTCACCGGCAGAAGGCGAGGTGTACCAGGAAGGCACGCCGCTGGATGCGGAAAACTTGACGACGGAGGTGCAGAACGCGGTGGCGGATGCGCTGAACGGTGTAACAGTTGACGCTGCCGGGAATCTAATCGCGCCGAACATTCAGGCGGGCAAAGGGTCCTGCCCGATTAAAAAAGCAGATACAAACTATTCCGTAACGGTCCAGTTTCCGGTGCCGTTTACGATTGCGCCGTATGTGGTGGCAACGCCAACAGCAGATGCGCCGAATTCCACGGAGTGGTGCATTTCGTCGGTAACGCAAACGGGCTTCACTTACCGGGCACGACGGACCGGCGCGTGGCCGTCGGCATTCCACTGGATTGCGATCGGCAGATAGAAGGAGGCTTCAATGGTAACAAAATTAGAGCGTGAAAATAACACAATATTCTATTTACACAATGCGTGGGCGAACAGCCCGGACGGGACGGCAGGCTTCACGCTGGAAGAATCGGCGGACGCTGCCTATATTGGCAACTGCATCAGTATGAGTAGCGCGGAAGTTCGAAACCCTAGCAGCTACAACTGGATCGCCGTGGAGTTCGAGGCGGTGGAGGAATCAGACACCGCGGAATTGACGGAGCTGGGGGAAGACGTCCCGGAAGACCCGGAAGACGAAGACGACGACTACAGCTACGAAGATTACATGGACGGCGCCGTCCAAGCCGCGGCAGACACCGCAACGACGGCACAGGAATCGGCAGACATTGCCCAGCAGAAGGCGGAAGAGGCTACGGCATCCGCTGCACTGGCGCAGCAGAAGGCGGAAGAGGCTACGGCATCCGCAGCGGAGGCGAAAACAGCGGCAGACACCGCAAGGGAAAAGGCGGAAGCGGCGACGGCAGACGCTACCACGGCGAAAGCCCAAGCAGCGGAAGCAAAAACCGCGGCAGACACCGCAAAGGGAAAAGCAGAGGCGGCCACATCATCCGCTGCACTGGCGCAGCAGAAAGCAGAAGCAGCAACAGCGGCAGCCGGAACGGCGCAATCCGCGGCACAATCCGCAACGTCTGATGCCCGTGCTGCCGGAATCGCAGCAGCAACAGCGCAAGCAGCGGCAGAAGCAGCGCAGGGGGACATTGACGACCAAAAAAAATATTTTTACCACGACAAACTTGGCGCCCACGTTCTGGACGCGGCAGGCGGCGCATATCGTACCGACATAAAATCGGACGGCGTGCAGATCGTACAGACGGCAACAGAGACGCCGATAGCAAAATATGGAGAAGTTATCCAAATCGGTAACAAAAGCGGGAACATGATGCTTATATCGGCAGATGATTTCAAAATCAAAAACGAGACGTCTGATGTTTTCGATATTACGATTGATAAAAATTTATCATCTTTAAGGGTAAAAGTTATTACATGGGATGGGAAAGATGTACAACAGCAGGTCGATAATGGGAACATATACAGACAAACAATAGTGTTAGATGAATCCTTTAATTCCATAGAGAGCATTTGCACAGTTGCCAAAAATGAAAATGGAAATTTTGACTATTGGTTCACTGCAAATGAAGGGCCGTACTACTATACTACTAGCGGAAACAACAGCATCACGATTGTAATTGATGGAACAAACACGGAGGCACAGGGAGCAGATTGGATTGGTCAAGGGTTTCTAAGAATTTCGTACTATTCGAAAGAAACGTACTCTAGTACAGTCGGATGCAATAACCTTTTTGCGTCTGAAAGAATAAGCGCGACCATGATGAGAGTGTCGGACGCCATAAGATCACGTCGCGTGGAATGTGATTCGATTGATGCAGGTTACCTGACGGCGAACATAGAAAGCGGCACCGGAATAGCCAAGGCTACAACGGGAAGCATAACCATGCAGCCGCAATGGTATAAGTTCGGGAGATTGGTGCAGATGGAGTTCAGTGTCGCCGCAACTGCCGCGGTTAATTCGGGCGGAAATTTGGCAACCGGAAAAATTTCCAGAATCCCGGAGCCAATTACATCCACAGGGATCCGTGCCGTATCCTATTATGGTAACAATGCCAACGTGTCATATGTGTCGAGAGATGGCGCGTTCACCGTCCGGAATTGTGGAAGTGATGCGCTGAAAAAAGGCGATAATGCGATTGGAATATTCACATACATCACAACTGAAAACACCATTTTTTAATTGTTGGAATTTTCACCTACATCACGGGCGGCGGAGTGTATGGCGAACTTCTAAAATCATCTAAAAAACAAAAAAACAAAGAAAAAATCCTCCTACCCTATTGACATATACCCGAATCGGGTATATAATAAACTCGTAAGTTAAAGAGTTTGCAATAGAAAGGAGGAAATCATGAAGAAATTCACGGAAGAGGAATCCAGTGATATCCGTACCGGAATAATAATTCTGGTAATCGGGAACATCATCGTGGAAACCTTGAAGTTCCTTTGGAAGTGGTTATTGGGCTAACCACTTCCATGAATTTCAGCAGGGGGTTGGAAACAACCCCTTGTATGTGAATTTTAGCATGAAGTGGAAAACATGACAACAGAATTTCTAATTAGTGCACTTGCTGTGCTGTATGTTTTGCACAAAAGAAAGAGGAGACGCAAATGATAACATGCAAAGAAATCCGATCAATAACCGGATTGAGTCAGAAGAAATTCGGAGACTTGTACAGCATCCCATTGCGGACAATTCAAAACTGGGAACAAGGAACAAATGAAGCTCCGGAATACGTGCTGCTGCTACTAGAAAGAGCGGTCAGAGAGGATTTCAAAACAGAATAACCGAAAAGCCACCCGAAAGGGTGGTTTTTTCGTGCCAAATTCAGAAAGGAGGTGATTAAGTGAATACGCAAATTATTATCACCCCGGCGGGGGTGCTATGGGTGGCCGGTGCCATCGTGTCCATTTCCGCTGCTGCCGGCGTGTTAATCCGGATTTATAAACATTTTCGGAAACCCGGGGAAACCCAGGACCACCGAATCGCGGAACTGGAACGGAAAGCCGTAAATGATTATAACAGGCTGAACGACCTGGACACCGGAATGCAGCGTCTGGAAGAGGGTAACAAAATTACCCAACGGGCACTTTTGGCATTGCTTGCCCATGGCATCGATGGCAACGACGTCGAGGCCATGAAAAAAGCTAAAACAGATTTAACAAACCATCTCATAGAACAATAAGACAGAACACACCGCAGAAGGGCACAGAATGCCCGCTGACGGTGCTTTTTATTTAAGGAGGTATAAAACTATGGACATTAACTTTATTTCTGATTTTTTCGTGCCGTGTATTGTGGCACTTTCCCTTTGCGTTGGCTACGTGATGCGGAATTTCCTGCCAACAGATAACAAATGGATCCCGCTGGCGCTGCTGATTATTGGCGCCGTTTCCGGTGTGGTCGTTTCCGGATTTAACTATTCCGGAATTGTTTCCGGCGCCGTTTCCGGATTGGCTGCCGTTGGGCTGAATCAGGCATTCAAGCAGGCGCTGGGGCTGAATGTGCGCCCGGACATTGAGCTGACGGACGACGAGGTTCGAGACTACGAACTGAACGAAGAGGAAGACGACGAAGAAGAATATAGCGACGACGACCAGCAGGCCGAAGAGTAGGAGGCGAAAAAATGAAGACTATTGCAGTACAGTGCGGCCACGGCGTGAGCCTGGACGGATCGTGGGACCCCGGGTGCGTTTATAGGGCCGGCGGGAAACAGTACACGGAGGCGGCGTTGATGCTCAAAATCACAAAATCAGCTGTTAAGTATTTACGCAAATCAGGAGTTACCGTGATTTCAGACTCCGACCACGGCAATAACAAGAACATGATCGAAGACGTACGATGGGCCAACAGAGTGGGCGCCGCCCTTTATGTTTCAATCCATTGCGACTATTCCGGAGCCCCGAAGGGCGTCATGCCGCTTTACGTTTCTGGCAGCGGGAAAAAGTTGGCTAAGTGCCTGAAAGCTACTATCAAAAAAGATATGGGCATGAAATCCCGAGGAGTCCAGAAGCGGACAAACTTATGGGAGCTGAACGTGACGGACATGCCGGCGTGCATCCTGGAAACTGGAAGCATCAAGGCTGATTTGGCCACATTTAGGGACCACCCGGACAAGTACGGCAAGGCAATCGCCAAAGGAATCTGCAAATATATGGGCGTCAAGTTTTCCGACGGAACCAAAAAGCCGGCGGCATCCGGCGCGGAAATCTACCGCGTTCGGAAGGCGTGGAACAAGCCGGGAACGCAAAAGGGAGCGTTCAGGAATTTGGCCAGCGCGAAAAAATGCGCCGATAAAAACGGCTATTCCGTTTTTAACGAAAAGGGAAAGGCGGTTTACCATGGCAAAAAGTAAAAAAATTGATAGATATTACAAGACAATCAAGGCGGATCCGGTGAGGGTGAAGCCTTCCTATAAGTCCAAAAAAATTAAAACGCTGGAGCCCGGGAAGGTAATCCATGCAACCAAGATTAATGGACATTACGTTTATATCCCCGCGCTGAAAGGCTGGACCATCTGGAAGGACAGCAAGGGCCAGAAATATGTCCGGCTGCTTAAAGTTGCACCCAGCACCAAGGCGAATAAGCTGCTGGCGGCACTGAAAACCAATGCCGCCAAAATGATTAAGGCGCACGTGCGCTATTCAGCGAACCACGCCTGCAAGAGCCTATCCAGCGCCTTGAAGAACAAACGGACGAATTGCGCTACATACGTTTCTTTTGCACTGCAATCTATCGGCGTGCTGCCGAAAGGGAAATACATTTGGCTTGATACAAAGATTCACGGGTCCGGCAGCTCCCGCATCCGGAAGAAGGCGAAAATTGCATATCCCCGGAAGTCTTGGAGGTATGCAAAACTTAAGAAGGGCGACATTTGCGGTTTTGCCAATAAGCCGCATACCATGGTTTATGCAGGCAAGAGCAAACACGGCTATCCGCTTTGGTATTCGGCGGGCGGTTCCGATGTGAAGGAAAAGAACTACGGACCGAAAAGAAAGAAAAGCTATGAGAAGCGAAAAATCTATGTAAGGATTCGGCTGAAATAATGACTAACGAAGTAATCTGGACAAAATTAGTATTAGAACGATTCATTCAGCTGGCGAACCTAACCGAAGAGGAGGAGATTGTTATCCGGACCCGGGCAGCTGGATGGTCCCGGGTAAAGCAGGCGATGGAGCTTAATATTTCAATTTCTGGAATCGATCGTATCATTTCCAGACTAAGAAAAAAATATGATGAAGTGCAGAGGCTAGACCCAATACTACCACCAAGGAAGCGGAGCGTATACGGCAGGAATCCGGAAGAAATAAGAGAATAAAGCAAGAAGAAAACGGCAGTAATCCGAAAGGGTGACTGCCGTTTATTTTTTTACAATGATTTTGAAAAAAGAGATAGGAGGTGGAGCCATGTATTATAGCCCATTCAATCAATTTCAAAATTATTCTATAAGGCAAGAATCAATAACACGAGTAACCGGAGAAGAAGGGGCGAAAGCCTACCAAATGGCGCCAAACAGTTCCGCCGCCCTATTCGATGGGAACGAAGATATTTTTTACCTGAAAACAACGGATGGAGCCGGGTTCCCAACAATTCGAAAATTCAAATTCGAAGAAATACAGGCGAAAACACCGGAACCTGCAGAGGAATCCGACTACATAACCCGGGAAGAGTTCGAACAGTTCAGAGAGGAGATACGGAATTATGGGGAGCAGTATATTCAGAAATCAGCCGAAACAGAACAGCACCGGACTGAATCCGGAAATCATAGAACAAGCAAGGCAGGCAATGAGAGGCGGGCCACAGATGGGGAAAGTGCTGAACATGCTAAGCAGTAACGGAGCAAGCCCGGAACAGATGGTTCGGAGAATATGCAGAGAACGAGGAATTGACGTTGACGAATTCCTGAGCAATTTAAAAAATATTGCAAATTTTTAAATTATAATCGTCGGTTAAACTTGCAAGTTAAACATATTTAAATTATTTTTTGAAAGGAGAAAAGAAAAAATGGGAGAAATGACACTCGCAGACATTGCGGCAGTGACCGACCGAGACAATAACGCTTTTGGTGGCAATAATGGCGGAATGTGGATTTTCGCTTTGCTGATTTTGTTAATGATGGGCGGAGGCTACTGGAATAAAGGAAACCAGAACGGCGGAGGCGAGCCGGTAACGGAATCCGGACTTTGTAACGCCATGAACTTCAACGGCCTGGAGAACAGCGTGGGAAGACTGAACGACAGCCTTCAGGCGGATTATATGGGATTGCAGAACGGATTAAGCAATCTCGGTTATGAGAACCTAAGAAACTTCAACGAGACACAGAACCGAATTTCCGACTGCTGCTGCACGACCCAAAGAGCAATTGACGGCGTTAACTATAACGGAGCAATTAACACCGCGGCAATTAACGCCAACACCACGGAGCAGACGCAGAAAGTTCTGGATGCAATCGCCCAGAATAAAATTGAAGCACTGCAGGCACAGGTTAACCAGTTACAGCTTCAGGCGGCTATGTGTGGGGTAGTGAGATACCCTAACGCAACAACCTACTGCAGCGGATCCAATCCGTTCGGTGGATGCGGATGCGGCGCCGCAATTTAAAACATTTTGACAGCGTTGGCAAAATGATACAGGCAGAGGAGCCAAGGAGGAGAAAATGAGTTGTAAAAGTGCATTGTATGCAATCAATAATAGTGTTGTATCGCTGCCAGATGGCGGAACATATGCACCGGATACAATTGTGCGAAGATACGGGCAGAACTATCAACTGCAGGGCAACGGAATCACCCTGACGGGGCCCGGATACTATGACATAGCAGCCGGAGCAACGCTGAGCGGTAGCGCAGCCGGAACAATCACGTTGACAGCCTATCAGGACGGCGTGGCAATTCCCGGAATGACGGCATCTCAAACCGTAAAGGCGGCGGGGGATATTGTAACCCTGGGAGTATCTGGAATCATTCGGAACTATTGCACAAAACCAGTATCTACACTAACCATTGTTATTAGTGGAATGGCAGCAACGGGAACAAATCTAGCAATTGATATAACAAAACAATAACAACAGAAAGCCGGGGCAAGTTTCCCCGGCTTTTAGTTACAAGAAATTGAAATCATCAACACAGACGACGAGCGACAACGGGCGGGCGGTTTCGATATTCTCGAGATGGCCCAAAATTTCAACGGCGGAAGAAAGCGCGGGGGGATCCACGCCGGAAAACCGGCACGGAAAGAACCCGGATGGGCATTGGAGCGTGTAGAAGCTTGAATTTTGACGAATTAGAAACCCGCATAGATGGACAAAATTAATCATATAGGACTCCTTTCTGCACATTTAATTGTTTTACAATTTTAAAGATTTTTCGAAGCATAAACAACTTAAAAAAGTTCTCAAAATTCAATAAAAAACATGAAACTTTTTTCACCTTTTATTTCTGCTAAAATTAAAGAGTGAATATTGAAAGGGGGAATATTATGAGGCTAACAACAACAGCGGAAGCACTAAAGCAGGCAAGGAAAGCCGGGGGAAAATCACAGATGGACATGGCGGCAGAAATGGACATCACACGGAGGACGGTGCAGCACTGGGAAAACGGAGAATCTGAACCAACGGTGTCGCAGCTGATGGCGTGGATACGGACGGCAGGGGAAAACCCGGTGCCGTACCTTATCGCGTTGGCATATCCTGACAGCGATATAATAGACGGATTGGACGATGAAGGAATCGCGAAGGGGTACGAGACCATATCCCGGAACCTATCCGCCCGGGATAAAAAGTCGCTATATTATATTTTCGGCGGAGACCATGGAAGTGATCCGCATTGTGTTATACAATTAATATTAACACACCTACACACGCCACTCTGGGACCGCATTGGAAGCGCTCAGCATATTATGGCCGACTACGAATTGAATAAAGCAATCGGAAGAATACCGGAAACCGGGTTCAATCCCGATTTGGCTATGATTAACGAAGCAATAAAACAAGCAATAAAAAGCACGATGGAAGGTAAAAACGATTATACAATAGAAGCACCACAAGAACCCAAAAAATAGAGATAATAAGATACAAGTAAGATACAAAAAACTTCAAAGAACCGTTAATTTAAAGAGCCCTACAGTCAGAATCATATAAGGATAACTTAACGGGAATGGAAAGAACAAAAATAAAAAAATCCTTGAAAGCGTTTGTTTTCAAGGACTTTTTCATTTATACAAAACCTAGCGAAAAGAAAAAAACTATATAATTTTCTAAAAATTTAGTTTGTAAGATACAAACAAGATACAAAAATCAAATTTTGAGCTTGTCTATTTCGCGCACCAAATCCGCAATATATGCGTGTGTATAGGTCATTTCCGTTACGTTCGAGGCGGTGTGCCCGACTATTTTTCTGATTAGAACTTGATTCATTTCGGAGGCCATGGCCAAAGAAATGAAAGTGTGCCGGCACGCGTGCGGCGTCTTGTCAATGCCAAAACTTTTTTTTAAATCATTATAAAAATTCGACATGAAATATTGATAATTAATTTCTTTACCTCCGGCACGCTCAAACAGCAGCTCCCCGCCGGAACCCAGCCGCGCCTGAATAACCGGGATAATGTCCCGGTGGATCGGAACAATTCTATCCGCTGCCGCCGTTTTCGTTCCGTGCACGGCAATCCAGCGGCCTGCAATGTGTACATCCTCACACCTCACGGACAGCACCTCACCGATGCGCATCCCGGTGTAGATCATAACCAGCACTATATCCATCATATGCGCCCCGGACGGAGAAGCCCACTCCAGGTTTTCCCGAATGGTCTGAATTTCCTTTTTTGAGAACGGTTTTTTCTTCTTTTCCGGTGTCGGCGAAATTTTCACAAATTTCGAGTAGTCGCGGAATATAATATCATTTTCGATTGCGTAATTAAAAATTGCATGAAACAAAATTTTGATATTAGTTTGTGCAGAAGTAGAAAATTCTGAATATTTATCCATCACGCCCTGCAAGTGGGAAAGCCTAATATCCCGCATCTTCATATTATGCAAAATTTCACATTTCTTAAATGAAGTCGTGTACACCTGCCGCATTGACGTTTTTAATTCTTTAAATTCCCGCTCGTAAAGAATTCCATAAATCTCAGAAAATGTAATTTCCGAACTGGCCGGATCGTACGGCATTCGATTGTAATCCGCAAGCGCAAGCATGGCGTCACGCTTGTTTTCAAAGGTGCCTATGCACTTTTGCACTTGTCTGGCCGGCTGGATATTGGCCAACTTATACGATTCGTAGCGCTGCTGCACGTCCCGGAACAGATCAGGCGGCAGCGCATCCGCCAGAAAACTAATATCCGGCCAGGATTCCGGCATATCATAGTCCGTTGTGATGTATGCGCCATAAGGCCGCCGGCGTGCCCCGTTCAATTTTTTAATTGTACCGTATCCGTTAGGATTTTTCATTTTGCGAACACCCCCTTTTTTAAAGTTGTCCCAACCGTCCCCGCAAGTTGTCCCGATATTTGCCCAAGTTGTCCCGCACGTCCCCGCAAGTTGTCCCGGTATTCGTCCACGTTGTCCCAATGACGTTATCGCGACATCTGATCCACAAGATCGCGAATAGTCTTTTGTTTTTCTTCTGGTAAATTATAATATTGCGAGATGGTTTTTAACAAGTCCATATCTTGCGCGATTTTTTTATACAGGTTATTTTTAAAATCAATTTCCTTCTGTTTCTGGGAGCGTTCCATCGGCACGTCATAGCCTTCCAGCCACATGTCCGACACATCAAGCGCTAACGCCAGCTTGTAAAGTGCTGTTGATTTTGGGGCGTATGTGCCTTTTAGGTATCTCGATATAGCAGCGGTATTAATCCCGGTAATCCGGCCCAATTCAGCTTGCGTTATTCCAGCCTGGCAAAGTGCAATTCTTAATCGTTGTGATAATGTATCAATTTTCCCACGTTCAAAAACTATAGAATCAGATTTTTCCATTTTGTCCCATCCATTGTGTTTATACAGTAACATACTATTTTTTTGTTGTGTTTATACAGTAACAATACCATTGATATATGCACGAATAAAGAAAACTTAAATAAAATTCATCATTTCTATTGACAGAACGCAGCAAAAATATTACTATTACGTTATCGCAAGAAAGGTATTGACAAAATGAAATTCAGAAAATTACAAGGGAAAATTAAAGAAACGTTCGGAACTCAGAAAGGTTTCGCCGCTGCAATGGGGCTTAGCCAGCCTACAATTACAGGAAAGTTAACGGGGAAAATCGACTGGAAACGGAGCGAAATGCGCAAGGCGTGCGAACTGCTAGGAATCCCGGTCGAGAAAATCAATGAATATTTTTTTTAATGCGATTATTGCGAGAACGCAATTATAGGAGGGATGAAAATGAGCACACACGAACACACACCGGACGAACTGGAGCACGCATTGCGTGTTATTCGGTCCGAGTGCCGGGCGCATCCGGAGAGCTGCACAGAATGCCCGCTATCATTCAACGACGGCGGACCGATTCGCCGGTGCGGCATTACCGACCGTTTCTTCATGCCGGCAGAATGGGACATTTCACCAACGCAGCGTTGGCAGGCGTTTGCTGATGAAACAAGGAGGGCGGATCCATGACAATCAAGGAAGCAGCTGGAATTATAGGCGTTAGCCCGTTAACGATTCGGATCGGACTGCAGCGCGGTTTGTTCCCGTTCGGGACAGCGTTCAAAACCAAAGAAGAAAACAAACGCTATTGTTATGTACTTTATCCCGAGAAGGTTCGGGAGTATCTAGGGGAAAGATCATGAACACAGTAAAAATTTTGGAGCCTTTCGAGTATGTCCGGAACGAGACTCCGGAAGAGCTCGAAGCAGAAGAGAAAAGCGAAAGATGGGCCGATCAAATTGACGGAGCCGGCATGTATATCGGCGGCGGGCTTGGAACCCTGCTGATGGTTGTTACAATCCTAGTGGGAATTGTAACGGCAGTATAATCACGCTGAAAACGGGGAAGGCGACATTTTGGCCATTAACATAAACTCTTTTTAAAATACAATATTCACAAACTTCATAAAGCTCAAAAAATAGAATCAGAGTATTCCTGCTTTCCCCGTTTTTATATTGGAGGAGAATAAAATGGAGAGTCAAAAGGCCGCAAAATATAAATTATGTACAATCGTGACATTGAAAAATGGCAGAACGTCCAAAGTTTCGAGGTCCTTTGAAAGCCGCGAAAACGCAATGCAATGGGCTAGCGACTTGCAAGACACCTACCAGGATTTTATGCAGCGGAATATTATCCGCGGATATAATGTCACGGTGAAAAAAATGGAGGAATAAAAACATGATAAAAGCAGAAGCAAAAGAAAATGGCAAAGTGTGCACCTTAATCAGAGGGGATGCAGATTCTGTTTTTCAAGAATTTTTTTCGATTATTGAACACGTCACAAAATTGTGTATGCACGCGTGCAAGACGGGAGATCGCGAAGAGTTTGCGGAAGTTCTGAAAGAGGAAATTGATAAAACTTTTGCAAAAGCCATATGGGGGGACTAAAAAATGATTAAAACAACGAGAATACCGAAATTCCTTAGACGGGCCGAAAAAGTAACAGTGACGATGGACGGCAAAACGAAAGAGCTGATTGAAGAGTACGCTGCTATAACGCAATGCATTGCAAGAGCATTTGTCAATTCGTGCATTCCCGGGAAGCTGGAAGAGCTGAAAAAAGAACTATATGCAGAAATGATTAGATCCATAGGCGAAGCCTTTGCGGATGCCGAAAAAGCTAAAGACAAGGAGGGAGAAACATGGCGAAATTTGTAGAGCTGGAAAACGGGAACTTGCTCAGCACGTCCTGCATCACACTAATGTACCCACACGCCGGAATCAAATACGATTCCGAAAAAATAAAAGTTCATGCAGCCATCCGAGTGGAATGGGCGGATGACGTTGGAGAACTGATTTCAGCCACCTGGGTGGCGCCTTGGCCGTATTCGGACAACGAGGTGGAATTCTACGAGTTAATGTGCAGCGAAAGAAAACGGCTAGAGGAAGTTATTCGTGATTTACTCCCCGGCATCGTTCGAGGCCTTTACTTGGACTTGAATATATATTATCCATCACTTCCATCACTTGGAGTCCGAGAGCAGCTCCAGCAGGAGGCCAAAGACACTGCGGAGAGAATCGCGGAAGAGGTGAGAAAAATGGAGGAAGAGCAGAATGAATAAAGTTATATTTTCCGGGCGGCTAACAGCCGCGCCGGAATTGCGCTATCTGAATAACCAGGACCAAACCGCCGTGGCAACTTACACACTGGCGGTTCAGCGGGACTATAAGAGCCAGAACGGCGATTATACAACGGATTTTTTCCGGTGTAAGGCATTCGGCCGGCAGGCAGAGTTTGCCCAGAAGTACCTGCACAAGGGCATGAAAATCATTGTTGAGGGGCAGATGCACACAAGCACCTACAAAGACAAGGAAGGGCGGAAGGCATACGCTACGGATTGCATAGTGTCCCGCCACGAATTCTGCGAATCCAAGACGGGCGGAGCCTCTGCCGGATCCGGAAACAGCTACCAGCAGGGACAGCAGCAGAGACAGACAAGACAGCCGCAGGGAGAGCCGGACTTTCCGGAGGCTTTCACGTCCTGCATGGACGACGTGCCATTTTAGGGCACAAAATTAGGCCACGCCATAACGCCGCCGGTAGGCTTTACTATTAACACTAATTTTATTATATATAGGTGCATGATATGAACAAGAAACATATTAGTGATGAAAATTATATATTAATTCAGGGATGGATGCGGACCGAAATGGGATTATCCGGTGCGGCCCTGATGGTGTACGCCACCATTTACGGGTTTTCGCAAACTGGTAACTGCTACTATTCAGGATCAATCGACTACCTGGCAGAATGGGCAGGCGTAAAGCGCCGGCAGGTAATCAGCATTTTGAAAGACCTGACCGAATCCGGCTACCTTGAAAAAAATGAAGTTGGATATAATCGTTTCCGGTATCGGACGGACCGGGAAATGGTCAAAAATGCCCGCCGGGAATGGTGCAAAAATGACACCATCGATGGTGCAAAAATGACACCAGATGGTGCAAAAATGACACCCAATAAATATATATATAATAATAATATAAACACACACACCGCGGGCGCGCGCGAGGAATCTGCCGAGGCTGTGGAAAACTTCACCACGTCGGAGGCCGGCCCTCTGCCTGAGGATAAGAACGGCAGGGAAGAGGCTGCCACTATTTTGTGCGGGCCGAACAAAAACGTGAAATTGACGCCGGCGCAGCTGGAAGCGTTGGAGAACAGAATCCCGAATCAAATCAGGCGCTACATTTTCCGGCTGAGCCGCTACAAGGTTGGCCGGGAAAACGCGGCCATGATGGACGACTATCAGTGGCTGCTGGGCTGGATTTCGGAGGACAACGCCGACCACAAGGAACGAGATCTGGAAGCAATCCGGCAGGCAGAGGCAGAAGAGGACCGGCGGGAACTGGAAGAAATGCAGCGCCGGATTTTGGAAAAGAAGCGGAAAGGACGGGCGGACCTATGCGGATAGATACTGACGACGTGCGGGAACTGATTAATCTTCGGTTACAGTTTGCAACAGAGGACTACGAGGACGACCGGAAGCGGAACAGGAACGGCATGAAGTGCTTCCACCAGGGGCAGGTTGATGCCTTCCAGGAAGTGCTGGAAATGCTGGAAGAGTTGGAAGAAATGGAGGGAGAAGAGTGAACAAAGATTGGAACTATGCGCACATGTGGGACACGATGCGCCGAGCGCTGGAAGAATCTGCCCTGGAATGGCTAGAAGTCACGCCGCTGAATGTGCTTAACGGCATGATCGTGCTGGAAGAACTGGAAGAGCGGCACCGGAAAGAGCGGGAAGAACGAGAAAAGCACCGAATCCGGGAAATGCAGACGATGTTCGACGGGAAAATAGAACTTTACTCAGACGGAAGAATAGAAATTTGCGCAACGGCAGAGGGGGCGAAAGAATGAGAGTAGTTTTTTACGTTTCTGGCCGTCCGGTGCCGAAAGCCCGGCCCCGGGTAACAAAAAAGGGATACGCCTACACGCCCCGGAAGACAATGGCCTTCGAGCAATCCGTTGTTCTGGCATACCGGAGGAGCAAGGCCGGCGGGAAACAGTTCCCGGAAGGGGTGCCGCTGCTGATGGAACTAACGTTCACGTTCGCCCCGCCGAAAAGTTGGAGCAAGGCACGGCGGGAAGAGGTGATCCGCCGGGGAATGTGCCCGACCTGCCGGCCGGACCTGGACAACCTGATGAAAGGCGTGGCGGATGCGCTGAACGGCGTGGCCTATAAGGACGACGGCCAGATTGCCGGGGCCGTAATCCGGAAGCAGTACGGGCGAAAAGATAGCACCAGAGTTATAATTGAGACGATGGATAAGCAGGAAGGATAAGGCAGAGGAATGACGGACGAAGCATACGCAGCACACAAGCGGTTGATGCAGCTGGCAGAGGCGAGAACGCAGATTTCTATTCTGTGCAACCGCATCGAAGAACTGAAAACGATTGCAACAGCAGCGGGCACCAGCGGAACGGGTGAGCGTGTGCAGACTAGCGCAGAACACGACCGCATGGATCGCACAATCATCAAATTGATGGAGGAAAAAGACAAACTGGAAGAGCGTGTCCGGGACTGGATGCAGCTGAATCGGGAAATCCTGGCAGAGCTGGAAAAGCTGGAACCAACGCACCGGAACGTGCTGGTGGCCTACTACATGCGCCGCGACCGGGACGACGTGACCGGCGACCGTCTAGGGTACGCGAAAGACTACGTTCGCCAAATCCGCCGGAAAGCGCTGGAAGAGTACGCAAAACGCAACAACCTGCCGGCAAAGATATAACAAAATATTCGAGAAATTGTGCTATAATAATAGCGTGAACATTGGAACATCCCCCAGATGATAATAGTGTTTTGATGAAATACGGCAAGGCCGAAAGGCTGAGCCGTATTTTGTTTTGCATAAATTTGGAGAACAAAATGGCAATTAATAAAACGTACGAAGAATTAGTGGAATCGGCAAAACCAAAATTAACAACCGACGATTGCTACACGCCCGACAATGTTTATAGCGTGATCCGCGATTACGTTGCGGAACGGTACGGACTGGACCCGGGCGCATTCGTCCGGCCATTCTACCCGGGCGGAGATTATCAAGCAGAGGACTATACCGGGAAGGTTGTGTGGATAATCCACCCTTTTCAATTTTGCGGAAGATTATGGATTTTTATAATGAGAACGGGATCAAGTGGTTTCTGTTCACGCCGGGCATGTCCACGGTGATTGGGACGAACTACCGGGAGAAGATGCACATCTGCCTGGGCGCTGCCGTTACCTACGAGAACGGCGCAACGGTCCGGACATCTTTCGCCACGAATTTGGAACCTGCCGGAATTCGGACGGATCCCGCGCTGCTGAATACAATCAATGCGGCCAACGAAGAGAACCGGCAGAAGGTGAAAAAGATTAAGAATATGACGTCGTGGAACTATCCGCCCCAGCTACTGACGGCGGCAAAGATGAACTATCTGTCGAACTACGGTATCGATATCAGCTTTAATCTTGACGACCTGCACCGAATTAATAAACTGGATAACCAGCCGGCAAACAAAAGCGTATATGGTGGCGGGTACTTGCTTAACCCGACGGCGGCGGATAGGCTGGCAGAGGCAGAGGCAGAGGCAGAGGCAGAGAAGCGCCGGCGCCGTGGATGGAATTGCGCGGACGGCGTAACAATTGAATTATCCGACCGAGAGCGGAAATTATGCGGAATTGAGTAAATGGCGAAAGAATACGCAAAGAGCTTTTATCATTCCAAGGAATGGCAAGCCTGCCGGGAAGCCTACGTGCAAAAGAGAATCAAGGAAGACGGCGGCAGGTGCGAGAGGTGCGGGGCCGTGATTGGCCACGAGGTGCACCACATTGAACCGATTACGCTGGCAACTATTACGGATCCACGAGTTACCCTGAACCATGACAACCTGCAGCTATTGTGCCGTGATTGTCATTTTGCTGTACATCGTGCCATGATACTGGCAGCACATCAGCAGGACGCGCCGGTGCACGTGCTGCAGCGTGGGTGCTATGTGGACGATGATGGCCAGCTTCACAACCAAGCGCGGCACATTGTTAACGGTGCGCCAGGATCCGGGCGGCATGAATATGTGGCACGACATCGGCATCCGCTTGATTTGGTGGTGGACCTGGACGCGATACGGTATGCGACGGGATGGAGTGGGAACCGGAAGGACAACAACCTGCTGGCGTTCTCGATTCGGTTGCGGGATTGGATCTATGAACAGATAGAAGAGCAGGCACACCAGCAAGACAACCAGGCAGAGGGGCAGGACATTGACTGCCGTAACGTCTGGATCATTATCGCGGAACCGATTAAAGGGAAGCGGCAGGAACTGGCGGAACGGCTGGGCGCTGACCTGATCGAGATGAACAGCACGCCGGAAGACTGCCGGGAAAGAATCCGGAAGGAACGAAGGCGAAACGAGGCTTTCGAAATTGCACTATCAGAAAAATTTTTTGAAAGGTATCAACGTTAACCCCCCCAGGGGGCGGGGTGAAGAACACCCCGGGAGGACCGTTGGGGAGGGTACATTAATTTTGACGCGCGACGAATTCTC